GTGGAAGTTGAGTCCGCGATTGTATCTTGGCTCTGATCCCATTGTCTGATCTGTTGTCTCGCAGAGCATCTTTATAGCTGCAAGATGTGAGAGCTGTTGCATCTCCATAGTTGATCGATGTTTCATCGTTGGACTCCACACTTTAGGCATTCGCGCCACTGTCGATCTGTTTTGTCCGTGCAATACGTCCAGACGTGAAAGCATAGCCATCTCACTTCGCACACCGATAGCAGAAGAAGAGAATGCTCTGGCCATCGATTCGCTCCATGACACCTTCGCTCTTCGGTACTGCTCGATTGCACTTGTCGCAGTAGTCCCATTCTCCAGCTTTGAATATCTGCATCTCGCCCATGATCACACCTGTGGCTTCCATGTGCCAGAGCTTGTCATGACGTACCAGAGCGGATCACATTGAGAAGCTTTGCTCTTCTCTGTGCAGCTGAAATTCGCCCATGCTTTGCCAGTCTTCTGGCTAGTACCTTCACGCCACACGCGTGTCCCATGTTGGCAGCGTGGAGCTTCTGCCATGACTTCAGCTCCAATCTTGTCCGTGATTGCTTCAATCGCTGATCCGATATTCGGTACTCCGATGTCTTTCGAGATTGCCCATGGATCTGCATCGATGATCGGAGTCGAGTGCTCGACTTGCTCCATATTCTGACGAGTCGGACGTGCATTGGATACACCATCCGGCAGATTGATCGCACCAAGTACGAGATTCAAAGCGCGTCCAATTGCAGAGCTGACCGTATCTTCGACGTACCATTTTTTCATCTGGACGTTGTAAGTCGAGACGTGTCCGAATGCGTAATCGATACCGGCTGGCAGTGTGTCATCGCTCTGACGATAGACGCGAGCTTCTACCAAGATGTAGCCATCTTTAGCTGAGAAGTCGATGATCGATGTCTCGATGCGTCCAGTGCTGAAAGTCTTTTGAAATCGCGTAATTCTGGCGGCGATGTCTTCGTATCCGTCCAAGAAGCTCATCGTGATGACTCCTTGCTTGCGATGTGACGAGATACTGCACGGCCGCGCAAGTAACCTTCGCGCTGGCCATCTTTAAGTCCGATTGAATATCCAATCATTGTGAAGAGACCGATGGCCAAGATTATGGCGATCCACATCTGCACGAATTCGAATGTAGTCATGTTATTGCTCCCGAATCTGAGAGCCGCATTTCAGCTCCCTGCGGTAAGCGTGACGGATGAAGCTGACATCGTCAAGAATCGCGCTCGACTTTCGGCGTGTCTTCCGGCGATTTCGGCTTGTCTTTGAGTCCGTTTGATGCCAAGACTGATCCCAGAGCTCCAGTCAAAAAGATTGTGAGCGTTGATAGAAGCTCGATGAATGCCCTGTCATTAGGAGCTTGGTCGCCTAGCGGCTGAGTAACGAAGATTAGCGCGTACAGCATTCCAAAGACTGAGAAGCAGAATGTGGCAGCCAGCACGACTCCAATGAATACGATGAGCCGAGCTTTTAGCTGCTCATTACTGTAACGGTGCGGCTTCACGCGGATCGTGTCCAAAGATGTCTTCTGTGCAGACTCCGAGCGCTTTACACTGCGGCGGATTGCACTCTGGAGCTTCCCAGTTTTCAAAGAGTTGGCAGTCATATCTCGTCCATCCTTGGTAAGCGCACGACGACAGCGACAGGACTAGCCCCATTCCAATCGCCGCCGTCAGTGCTTTCGGAATCACTTTCCCTTGTTGATCCCGAATGATGCGTCGGATGGATTTAAGAAGCGAAGAATGACCGGCAATACGGCCGCAAGACCAGCCATGCCAATCGTCTTCGGATCTGTCACTCCGGCCATATAGACGGCCAGTGATGCCGCTAAGAATGAGCGAAGCCATGATGCTGCAAGTGCTTGGATCTGTTTCATTTCTTTTTGTTACCTTTCTTGGGAGCTCCATCTGGAATCTCCACACTTGGAAATTCTCCCGAATAGGCGACAAGCTTTGGACGACCGAAGCCGACAATCTCTTTGCCGATGTTGCGGCGTTTAATCATGACCATTCCGCCATTTCGTTGATCTCCAGTTCCGGACGTGTTGCCTTCAACGCATATCACCGAAGTGACTCCGGCTTTGACCACGATGCCGATGTGAGAGATTCGATCGATGCCGTCATGTGGAAAGTCCATGAAGCATAAGTCTCCGACTTGCGGCTTGTCTGTAATCCAACGGCCGATGTCTTTTAATTTATTAGCTCCGGCAGCTGTTGAGACCATTGATGGAATCTTGACTCCGGCTTGATCAGCGCACCAATTCACGAATGATCCGCACCATGGCAAGCCATCGGCTTTCATAAATTTGCCGTACTTGGTCAGATTGTCGCCTTCTTCAATAGTGCCGACTTCTGCCAGTGCTACTTCGACAAGTCGAGCAGCTGTGCCGATTGGATACGTCATCCGAGTAGGAGCTTCGCTTGCTCTTCGGTGATGCCTAGCTGCGTAAGAACAGCCGCGCGATCGGCGGCCTTTTGCGCTGCCGCTGCGTCGGCTTCAGAATTTGCTTTTTCTGCGTCGGCTTTTAATTTTTGCACTTCTTTAACTTCTGCAGCGGTCATTTCTATTTCTGCGATTTCGCCTGTTTGGACATTGTGTTCAACTTTTATCATTATGCGCCCCATAGTGTGTAAGTTCCGCCAGTGTAATTTACACCGCAGATGATAGCTAAACTTGTTGTCGCTGCACTTCCTAAATAGATTCCGCTATTTACCTGACCTCGTGGTTGGCTGCCACTGTCGGTCATATTGGAAGTTACTTGATAAGTTTTAAAACCTGTTGTCTTATTGTTTTGAATAATAAAAGTCACATTCGCACCTGAACCAGCATTTACTAAACTGCTGCATAAATTTACGCTTGTTGCAGATGTTCCTACTAGTGCACCATATGGACTTCCACCAGCATTTACCTGAAATCCTGTGTGATTATACAGCGCACTACTGTCGTTGTTAATTCTTGCGATTAGATTTTGACCCAGCGTTCCTTGAGTCATGGCAAAAATTCTTAACACTAAATAATCCTGCGTTAATCCTGAAAGAGTGAGAGTTCCTGAGCCAGTAGGTAAAGAGCCCGTTGCAATTTGAGCAACACTTAAGGCACCTGCGGCTGTTGCCCATTTAACTCCTGAAGCCTCTGCACTATCGGCGGTTAAAACTTGACCATTCGTTCCCACGCCAAGACGCGCCGGCGTTGATGCGCCAGTGGCAGCGATAAGATCGCCTTTTGTAGTAAGCAGCGAATCCGGAATCTGTGCATCGATTTGCGCTTTGAGTGTTGTATCGATTGATGATCCGAGTGTGCGAATTGCAGACGCGCCATCTTTAACGAGATCCGTATTGTCTGGAGTAGTCCAGCCATAGTTCGTAGTCGTTGCCATTTTTTCTCCTTCTTTCTAGGACACTATTGTGGCGTATTCCCACGTCAATGTCGGTGATATTGTCAGCCATGTCTCCGGAGCTGGTACATCCAGCCACTTCATCGCTTGCAAGCTGTAAGCGACCGGTGACAGATTGATTGTCAAGCTGAGTCGGTTATATGAAGACGAGAATGTGAAGCCTTCGACGAAGCCTTGGAATGTGCCGCCAATCATGTTCACCGGCAAGTCAGTAATGTCCACCGGCAATCCCATAAAGATTCCAAGCAAGTCATCGCGATCCGTATCTGAGAGCTCTGGATTCGTTAGCTCATAGCTGAGAGTCTTGAAGATGTCGGATGGATAAGCTCTAAGTGATAGATAAAAATTGGCTTGGCTGAGAGCATCGGCCGAATTGTGCAGAGTCGTCGTGACGATGTAGCCCTGTTGCCCATAAGTGGCGATGGATACTGCATCGCTGGCAGATTGTTCGGCTGAAGATGTGGCGTTGTACTTGATTGTTACCGAGTTGCGAAGATCGCCGCTGCGACGTGCCACCGAGATTCCATTGGCGAGCGCGTCATTGGCTGAGAGCTCGCTGTATCCATTAGCTGCAAGATATTGGCTTCGATGTGTGCTGTCGGCGTAGCAGATTCGACCTTGACCATCTTCGTATAGATAACCGAGTCCAGACGTCGCAAGACCGGAGACGATATTGAGAGCTGTATTGCGTGATGATGACCGAGCTGCAAGCTCATAGTCGCCGGGTCGATCTATCTCACCGATGCCAGAATTCTCTGCGTCTGCCCATGTTGTCGTCGGTGTGTAAGTCGCCCACGTCAAAGCTGGCGGCACTTCTTCCCATGTGTTAAAGAGCAGCGGCTCTAGGATGTCATAGATCTGGTCGCCATCGTAATCTTTTGACAAGACGCCATCGACCAGAATCTTGGCAAGCTTGGCCAGTGCTCCCATAGCGATGATTTTGATTGACTGTGTAATCATCACTGATCCGGCACTCTTGACCGTCTGTGAAATGTCTGTGACAAAGCCGCCGAAGATTGGCACGAATGTGCCAGTGGAGTCTTTGACTTGAATTGCTATCTGGTCATTTAGATCTGCGGCGATAGTGACGCTTTCGTCGAGATTGATAATCTCTACTGAGCAGTAACCTGCAGCCGGTTGGACGTAGAAGTCAGTACGTCCGGACGTGATTGAAAGATTGGCCAGTGTTATGTCTGTGTAATCGATGCCGCCGATTGTGACCGACCATTCCGGAGACCAATTGCTCATCGGTCGTATGCTCCCACTGTGGAGCTAATACCGCCGCGAGCGAGTGAGTCTTGGAATACTTGCTCGACTGCTCTGGCTGCGCCCTCTGGATCGCCTACGATGCCCATATTGATGGTGACCATGGATTGCATATCAGCCAGACGTCCGGAGCTGATATTGCTACCGCTAGACGTTGGAGCTGTCAGCGCATTGGCTTGCTTCTCCAAAACTCTAAATTCTTTTGTAAGTGCGTTGAGCTGTGTTATTCCGGCGCTTCTACTGATGCCACCGGTATCGACAAGGAATTGAAGATCTGTGAATTTATCTGAGACATCTGTGAGTCGTTTGGCAAGATTGACCAAGCTAGTTGCGCCGGTAGGTGTCATGACACCGCCACCGGTAGGTGAAGTAGGTGTAAGTCCGCCACCGATTGGTGGATTAGGTGTGAAGCCGCCACCGGTAGGACGTGGACGAATACCGTCTGGCACTCCGCCAATAGCAAAGCTGCTGGAATCTGCAGAATCATCGCCACCGCTGCGATTGAGCAAGATACCTGCTCCAGCTAATAAAGCCAGTGCACCGGCAACGCCAGCGCCAGCTGCAACGAGTGATACGCCACCGGTTGCGGCAGCTGTAGCGACGGCCGCGCCAGCCGCAGCTGTACGCCAAGAGATAAACGCTGCGACCAATCCTTGAATGACTGTGACGAATCCTGCGATCTTTGCGGCAACGAAAACGCCGGCGATGACTGTGCCGATGACTGTCAATTCTTGTCGTAGATCGTAAATTGTTTTGATTATATTTCTAACTCTTTCGCCCCATGCGAATAAGTCTTTTTGAGATTCTGTCAAGCTTGCTTTTAAGCCGTAATTACCGGTTAAGCCAGCGATGAATCCATCGAGTGCTGGAATAAGAGTCTCTAGTACGAAAGTCGCAAGCTTCTCGGCAACCGGTAGCAAAGCCGCTCCGATTGCTTCTTTTGATTCGTCAATTGCAATGGACATCGATCTAAATCGAGCTTCAGCTGTCTTTGCTTGATTCTCCGAGAAGTTTCCGTAAGTAGCTGTGAGATCTTTGACGATTTGCTCATTCGATGCAGTCTTCAGATAGTTTTCATCGAGACCGAGACCAAGCTTTTTCAAAGCTGTATTAGATCCCTCGTTGGCCTTGGCCAGCGCGTTGGTTGTCGTTTCGAGCGACTTACCACTTGCGGCGCTTAGGTCAAGCGCAAGAGCTAGAAGATCCTGAGACTGTTGGACGTCTCCTGTACTTCTGGCCAATCGAGCCAGAGCTGGACGAATCTCATCATCGGTAACGGCCGCTGCGATTGAAGTCTTTGTGACGTAACGATCGATGCCGGCTATCTGTTGAGCTGTTGCATCTGTGGTCGCTTTGATTGTATCTGTGAGCTTTTTCTGTGCAGCTTCATCCTGTGCCGCAGCTTTAACGGCTGAGACGGCGAATGCAGTGACGGCTGCTCCGGCGACTGCGAATGCGAGAGCTGCTTTTTTTCCGAAGTCTGCCGCGCGATCGCTAAAGCTTTGGACTTCACCGGTTGCGCTTTTGACTCCCTTTTTTAATTCATCGAGATCCGCGTCGAAAGTAATCTTGACTTTTGGAATTCCAGCCATTACGCGAGCCCCACTTTCTTCACGACGTCTTGAATAAGTTGGATGTATTCTTTCGCAACTATTGGTGTGTAATAATCCACGGCAGGATTGATCCAGTAACCGCTCTTTTTGGGAGCAGCTTTGAATCGGTTGGTGTATCTACGGCCGATGGAATCTTCTCCGCCATGACCGCCGAATTCTGTGCCCCAGAGAAGAGCTCCGGCAGACGCTTGATTCTGACGGACTCTTGTCTTTCCATTCTTAGAAGTCTCGCCGCCGTACTTGCGACCGACTTTCTTTGATCCACCGACATCGACGCGAATAAGACGATCGCGTGGAGTCGAGATTGATTGTGCAACGAGACGAGTCTGTGGAGCTGGAGCACTATGCGAGAACATGAGAAGCTGACCAGCTAGACGCTTGGACATCATCTGCGCTTGATCACGAATCTCATTCTGCGAATCTTTTGGCAAAGCTGAGAGAAGTTGGAAGAGCTGTTTGAGTTGGTACGGCTCGACTTGAATCGCCACGCGACCTTGTCCGCTAGCCTTGGCCATTTCTCTTCTCCAGAATCTCGATTGCTGTGTGTACGTCTTCAGCTGTCTCGAATTCGCTCCGAGACTGACCTGTCGCGATGGCCAGTTCCCAGAGCAATCGATTTATGCTTCCGACGCTGTAGCTTTTGGGCTAGAGTCACCGACTTGAATGTCTGAGACTCCTTCTGCCCATGCTTCGAATGGTTTGACCGGCTTGCCAGCGGCTTCGCGCTTCATCGCGTGATACGACAAGAAGAGAAGATCTGCGACTCCGATTTTCTCTTGCGCTTGGCTAATGGTGTTACCTGTCTTCTGTTCCCACTTCATCCACTCCGGTGGAGCGGCTGTGTAGGTAGCTTCTTCGCCATTCGAGTATTGAATTGTAATTGGTAGTTTCATTTTGTGCTCCCGATTCTGTTAGGTTAGAAAGTTTCTGCTGGTACGCCTACCACTGTGAATGATAGCGATACAGTCTGCGCGCTTGGTGCAGCACCGCCGACGCTTGGAAATACCGGCATGACGTTGAATGCAAAGACCGCTCCTGTTGCAGCTGTAAGAGAAGCCGCAAGAGTTGTATTCGGTGCAGTTTCGCAAGCTGTCCAGAGAGCTTCGCAAAGTGATGAAGCTGCGCCCCAGTCTGCAAGCATTTCGACATCGAAAGTCCATTGATCATCGATGTGCTTATATGCCTTGCCATCGAGTGTCTGATACACGTCGATAGTTGGTGAGTTTGAAAGAATTGCTGATGTCGCTTGCGCGTCGTAGCTTACGGTCGCGATCGTCAATACTAGATCGCGTCCGGTTATGACGGTCGTTGGCATTATGGTGCTCCTTTAGTTGGTTTGTTGGTAGCGAGTAGTGACTTCGATTTCAGCGGCCAAGACTTCAGATCCCGAAGCGAGAAGCTGCGGAGTCGGATTCGAGATTGCGCCGATTTCGTATCCAGCCGGCAAAGCGGCCAGAATGCTGATAATGAGCTGCTCGATGTTGTCGAGTGAAGCTGCATTTGAGTACGAAGCGACTCCCACGACGATCATGAGATTGACTTTCGTGCGGACGGTGTTTTTCGTAAAGACTTCGATTTCCAGATATGGATTCATCGGCAAGACTGCCGCGAATGGCACAATCGGACTCTCTGGAATTACGTCATAGACGTTAGCTGTGATCGATGCGAGCTGAGTCTTCAGTGCGCCACGGACATCGACTGCGATTGATGACGCTGGCACTATTGCACCATAGTCTCAACGTCGAGATATGGCTGGAGCAAAGCTGAGACACGATTGAGCAAGCTGCGACCCATGCGATACGGAGTACCGGCAAAGTCCACGCCTTCAATCTGACCGCCGGCAGCTGTGCGGCTCTGGAAAATTTCAATAGAGACGGCATACATCGCACTCTCGATCGCTGGAGTCGCGGCATAAAGTTGAGCCGCGGAATATCCTGAGAGAGTAGCTGTGCCGCTTGGAATGATTGGACGACGTGTGACATCTGCATTTGTCACGGCTGCCGTGAAATAGTAATCGGACACCGCGACGACTGTGTGAGTTGCTGCGAATGGTGCTGGAAGTCCGGCGACTACGACCGATTGACCAGCGACGAAATTGTGTGGACGTGATGTGTAGAAGTAAGCGACATTTGCGTCAAGTTTATATTCATCGACTGCGACTTGATTTTGAGTCAATAGCGGCAGAATTACATTTTCCGTTGAATCGATAATCTGCTCCAGATAAGCATCAGAGTAGAGAGAAGAGCTCACGCCTAGGACGGATCGCAGCTGTGCGGCTGTAATGATTGTTGGCATGAGCTCTTCCCTTTCTACTGCTCGACCGCCTTCGGGAGCGACGACGGTCGATGATTAGTTTGTGGCGATTAAGCCTTGTTATTCTTGAAAGCTCCTGCGGCAATCTTTGTCGCAATCGCTCCGAATGAATAGACGCCCACGGTGATTGATCCGTCAGCTGTTGATTCTGCGCGTAGTTGGTAATTTGTTCCCTCGTACCATGTGTACGCATCTGGATTGACGATGAGAATTGTGCCGTCGCCATCTCCTGCATTTGTTGGATCGACGTACAAATTCAATCCTGCAACGTTTCCAAGAAGTGATGTTGGCACTACTGCGCCGCCTGCGTTCATTGGATTTGTTGCTGTGTAGATTGGACGACCTGAATCATTCAAGCCCATGATGTTTGACCATTGGCCAGTCGAGACAATCATGTTGCGAGCAAATGGATTTGGAAGTCCAGCTGTTGCGCTATATACAGACGCAGCTCCGCGAGATGTAATTCCGAGAAGCTCGGCAGCTGTTGGATATGTTGAGACGGTTGTGCCGTCAGCTGTTGCGCCAGAGATAAGAGCTGCGTTCACTGTTGCATTCTGTTGCTTCGCCATGGCCGCGACCATATTGCGGAGCAGCTCGTCATAAAATTGTGGCGACGTGCGTGTGAGAAGCTCCACGCTGAATTTTTGCTGGCCGGCGAACTTTTGCACACTCACCGAAATGAACGCGCTGTTTTGATCGGTATCTGTGAAAGCTGCGTCTTCTGCAACGACTCCGACAGCTGGAGCGACAGTAATTTTCGGAATTTCGAAAGTCATGCCGGCATCTGGAAGAGTACCGCGAGAGATTGCGTCGATTGATGGACGGATTGTTGTTGAAAGTCCGTTCACAACTTCAGCGAGCTGACGTGTTGGCACGAGACCAGCATTGTCAGTGGTGTTGTCAGCTGCGAGAACGTACTGACGAGCATCTTCGTCTCCCATTGATGCTTTGATTTTGTTTTCAAGATAGCGTGATGAGCTGATCTCGATGCGTGGCTTTGAGTATGCGACTGGCTTGCTTGTCGCTGTTACTGACTGAGCGGCTTCGACCGTCTCCACGGCTGAAGCGTCTGTGACGGTGTTTTCCACTTCGTCTTCTCCTTCTGTTGGTGTTGCCTCTGTCTCCACGGTGGAGTCAGAATCTTCTGTGGCTTCTTCTTCGCCTTCTGTAGCTGCAACGTCAGAGACGCGAGCTGATCGGACGGCCGGCTCTGTAACTAGCGCGACGCCGGTGAGCTCTCCAGCTAGAACGCGCATTGTGCCGTCTTTTTCCATGACGTAATCATCGACAGCCAATTCGATAGAGAATCCGTCACGGAGTCCATCCATCGCTTCAGCGATAGCGTCAGATCCGGCTGTGGTATTTGAAATCTTGAAGCTTGCATCGATTGAATTTTCATTGAGAGTCATGTCCAGAGTCTTACCGATTGGACGAGTGCGATCGTGTTCGAGATTAAGCTTGACTGGAGCTGGTTTGATTGATCCTTTTGCAAATACGACTTTGCCAGTCGATGCGTTGGCTGGCTCTTCAAATGCAACGATGCGACCGCTAATGATTCGAGTGTCCGAATCTGCCGCCGTGATTGTCATTGGTGTAGTTAGCTTCATAGCAGCATATCCTCTTCTTCTCTTATTTCATCGACGCTCATCGCGCCAATTCTGTTGAGTATTTCGTACACTTGCGCGCGCTCGTGCGGATTGCCACGCAAGAAGTCATCGAGATCGAATTTCACTTCGTTGCCGAGTGATGTGAAGTCTTGGAATGAAAGACGCTGTTCAATTATGCTCATGTAATTTCTGAAAGCGAAATCGACAAGGTCGCGCCTTTTGTCTAAGGCGTTGGAATATGTGAAGCTCGATTGCTGTGAATCTGTGAAATAGGCCGGAATTCCGCAAGCGCGTGAGAGCTCCAGCGAAACGTAGTTGCGCCCTTCATTGAGCTGGATGGATTTAGGATCGAAGCCCATTGTCTCCATTGATACATCTGCATTCAAATACACGACCGACTTCTTGCGACGTGCTCCGAATGCTGAAAGTAATTTTGCAACGCGATCAGCTGGCAAAGATGTGCCATTTGATTTGAGAATCATTTGTGGAATTGGATCGACGGCAAAATCCATCGCCGCTTTTTCGAGCGCCGCAGCTGCGCGGATAGTACGGCCGGCTCTTGAAAGTAGCCCTTCATCATTTCCGGCGAAGACGACAAGATCGTTCGGATCTACGTACATTCCATCGATAGAATAGAAGTTCACTTCGTATCCCATGCCATCAGTTGTAATCGTCACGCGCTCCGGTGCAATTCTTTCCATCGCGCGAATTTTTCCGGTGTCTGCATATCTTTCCATGACGCGAGCAAATGCGTAAGGATGGAAGAAGAGATCTGAAATCATCCAGCTCCAAAATACTGTGCCAGCGATGCGCGGATCTGGTTGATTGATGACGCGTGGCTGTGCAACTTTTTCGCCGGTTGCAACGTTACGAGTCTCCATTGGAAGCGAAGCGATTGTCTGCATTACTGAAAGAGCGCGAGCGATTGTTGGCACACTCATAGCTTCTGCGCGCGATGCTTGCGCAATTCCAGAGAAGAAGATTGATGATGTCTCCGAATAATACGGAGCGACGCTTGCAGCTTCGACGTCGCTGGATTTTTCCGGCGCGTTAGCTTTGAACGGTGCGAAAGAATCGAAGAATCCCATGTCTGAATTCTAGATCAGCGCGTACACTCATCCCACCATGATGTCAAGATCCGTCTCTGGTCGTGTCGCGAAGTGCGTGACCAGTGCAGCTCCTACAGCTGCGCAGACTGTAGCTTGCGAAGCTCGACGACCGATGACCCATCCGCCGTCTCCATAATTTAATCGCGTAGCTGATAGAATCTGCTTGGATAATTCTGCCTGATTTTTGTGAACGAATCTCTTTGACGTAACACTGCCGAGAAGCTCGTCGCAGCTCTGTGAATACTCACTGCCATCGATGGCCACTATTCGAATACCGGCTGGCTGGAGTCTGGCCGCCACAGCTGACGAAGTTCTCTTTGAATATGCCACGCATTCCGTCGGATACATTCGCGTATATGGCGCGATGTCATTGGCGACAGCTAGATCGTCGAGATTGATTGGATTCTGCCAAGTATGGAGAAGCTTGACGAAGAATTTGTCCTCACCGATTTTCTGAGCGGCCACGAGTGCAGCTGCGCGTCTATCCGGTGCGCAGTCGATGGCCATCCATGTTTGCTTCTCCGGATCGAGATCGATTGTTTCATCGGCGCACTCATTCCATTCTTGCGATGGGATTGCGCTCGAAATTGTCGCGACCCATCTGCAAAGCACTTCAGTGCGTACGACGTCCGGTGGATCATTGAGCACAGCTTTGAGATTGTCGATGTGGATTGTGTGGCCGAGTGACGGATTGCTTTGACGCCATCCTTCGACGTTCGCGATGTCATCGGTGTGAGAAGACCATTCGGCGTAAAGAATGTCATCTGCTCCGCCGGCAGCTGCGACCATGCCGCGCTCGCGCAATTGGTTGAGAATGACGGAGTGCTGATCTCCAGCATTCGAATAAGTCCAAAGCTGTGGCGCTTCAGCTGCCATCATCGTATATCGAAGCGATGCCCATGTGGATTCGTCTTTGAGTTCGCGAGTCTCATCGATGTGGACGAGCTCCGGCTTTGAAATACCACGCGCCGCCGATGCTCCAGCTTTGACCATGTACCGGCATCCGTCCAGAGTCTCGATCTCTTCTGATCCATGAGCCCATCGGATTCGCTTGACTTGTTTTGCCAGTGCGTCATTCTCTTCGATGATATTGACAAGATCGCGGAATGTCTCCAGTGATGTTGTAAGTCGATGCGCCGTGCCGATCTGCAGCTTTTTCTTATACATAAAGAGACCGGCCAAGATCTGCGTCTTCATGAGAGTCGTCTTGCCATTCTGTCGAGCGACCACGATGCAGACAAGTGGATGAGCTGGACGTCCGTCGGCTTTGTATTTTCCGGCTTCGATTGTGACCCACTTCTGCCAGTCGAGCATCTTGATCCCGATGGAATCTGCGAAGTCGATGACCTCTTGGCCGCGAGTCGGTAAATCGAGCAGCTTTGAGTGAATTCTAGGCGTTGAAATGCCGTAGAGCACGTCTGTAGTTCTCTCGGTAGCCGACTGCAGCCGATCTGAGCCTACTACGACCAGCGGCGGTCGTTTCGAGTCGTCTGGAGTCCTAGTCATGCTTTTTCGAGTCGTTTGGTGGTGAAAGAAGACCGC